CTGGGCGAGAACTAAATATAACTGTTACTCTTCCGTTGTTCTCATCATTATTTAAATAAAAATCACCATTAGAAGGATTAGTGGATTCTATATAAAAATTAGGATTCTTTGCTAATATTTGATATCCAGTTTCTATATCAGCTCTCACTGATCTATCTTCTATTAACACCTCATTGAGTACTGTTGCTTGACTCTGTTGTAGAATGGAAGGAGTTGCCGAATTGGTTTGGCTAGTAAAGCTAACCTTTTCCTCAGCCACTGTTAGTCCAGATGAGTCAACTAAGTTAGTAACTCTAACGACATAGTCGGTATTAGAGCTTAATACTGAATTCCAATAAAGAGTTAAAGTTCTACTTATCTGATTATAATCAGTAATTGTATTTATAGTTCTAAATGGAGACGAAGTCTGAACAGGCGTAGCTGAATCTGTTTGGACAATAAAGTTTGCATTTATTAATGATGCTATCTTAATTGTTCTACCAAATTTAATATTTACTGTATTAACAGTAACTGTAGCGCTATCTATCAAATACAAAGCCACTCAACACACTCCATAATTATAATCCTGAACTAATAGTAATAAATTAATTCAATAAAAAGCAAAGGGGCAGTAGATTTCTCTACCGCCCCCAGCTTTAGGGTAATTTGTAACTATAACGACCCTAAGGTTTTTTATCAGCTTAACGCTACGTCGTTTGTAACTTGAACTTCGTAGTTACGGCTCAATCTGACGTTCTTAGCAACAGTGATACCTTCACCGTCACCCAGCATTACGATGTCATAACGCTCCTTCATCTTGAGTGCACGAAGATCGCGACTCGGATCGTCGAACTGATCAGTGCTCATATCGTCCTTGACGAGAAGAGTACCGACTTCGTTACGGTCGATGAGGAAGAGGTCTGACTTAGCTGCTGTTCCACCACTCTTAGCTGTGAAGCTAACGAAAGGCGAAACAAGAACATTCAAGCCCATCGGAGCCGTCGAGTTCAGTGCGCCTTCTGGCGACTGAGGACGGTATCCCCAACTTGTACCTACAGAAGATGCTGCTCCACCAGCGTGGAAGATGGAATCCTTAAGGAATACCGACCACATTAATGGGTGCAGAATGAAATCTGTTGGGATATGATTTTCAGCCATAAGGATAGCAGCCATATCTACGATGTCATCCCAGGTAATTGTCAAGTTGGCAGCGCCATCAATATTTCTACCTGTTGTGTCATCATAACTACCACTATCGTTATCGAATGCAATTGTAGCTGCATCCTTGAAACGGCTAAGAGCAATCTGCTCTTTCAAACGAGCCATGGCACGACCGGCTGCGCGAACATGTAAACCGACAATGTCCCAAAGTGAATCAGCGATGACTTCCTCCGTAAAGGATAGCTTAACGCCCTTCTTTGAAACTTTGCCTTCTACCTGCTTTGCGAAGGCGAGTGCTTGCTCTGGATACTCTTGTCCTTCTGGGATCTCTGCTGCTTGAATAGCGTTGACTGCGGGGAACTCCAAAGAGCGTCCCTTACCGAGACGAACAGTGGAAAGCAATGGAGTCACAAGTAGTTGTGGCTCTGCTGCTTCTTTAAGCGTACGCGAAAGAACTTTGGGGAAAAGTGCTGCTGCGTCTGGTGACGCAAAAGCTTCCTTAATTGTTACTCTGTTGTCTGCATCTATGTACCCGTCCTCAGTCAATACTGCTTCCCAAGCTGGGAGACCCGAGAGGAGCTCTTGGATTGTCTTACTCATCGTAGGATTATTCCTCCTGTGTTAATGTTTCTTTAGTATTAATATTAATATTAGAGTGTCAGATTGACGCGGAAAGCACCAATGACATTAGTTACGTCCAGGTTGGCCCGGATACCTAACTTACCGCTGTAGGTGCCTGCACGAGTGAGCTCGTAAACAGTCTTTAATGCACCCGGATCAGAGGGAAGTTGCATATAGCTGAGTAAGCCATCATCAAAGTTGGTAGCGAACTGCTCAACTTCAACAACTTTACCCACTTGCAACCATGGATAAGCACCAGCAGCAGCTGTTGTTGCTGCGAATGCCACCGGACGACCCATGTGATCGGCTCGGATTAATGAACCAACTGTTACATCGGCGTTAACGCCTGCAACCATTGGATACTCTACATAACCATGTGTGATGAAGCCGGCGCCCTGTGAGGTACCCTTATCAAACGGTCTGTAAAGATCATATTGTGCGCAGCCAATCGGAACTGAATAGGCGCCCACTGAAATTGTGTCAACTGAACCAGTAGTCGAACTAGGGGTAGCGCCATCAAGCGGATCCCAGCTGGGCATAACATCGCCCCAACCTTGACTCGAAGCAGTTCCGTTAGCGGGAACGATGCGAGCATCGCCGTTTGCATCTGCGACTACTGAAAGAATTGTACCCTTGGTGATGACGATCTCAAAACGATCATCTTCGCTGTCAGAATACCATGTAGGAAGACCGGGATGGGGCAGTAAATAGGCTGCGGGGGCAATGCCCTCTGAAACTACAAACCGGCCTGCACCAGTCTTACTATGAACCTTGCGGAACTTTGCTAAACTCATTTTTTATCTCCTTAAATGTTAAAGTTTACGTCTACCCATAAGGGCATCTACTAGTACTTGTTCAAAAGATTCGTTAGGATCCGTAGAAGTCTTTGCATTTTCCTCTTTATCAAGAGTCAATACATTCTCTTCAGAACTAACTTCAGCTTCAGATGTAACTTGCGGCATTGTCATATAATCAGAAATGCGCTTGTTAGCCTTTGCTGGAGCCTTGGCCAGATCTCTCAAAGAGTCTGCTAACGAGGCAGCTGTGCGCGAAACATGCTCTCCTATTAGATTTTCTCTTTCGTCTGCGGATTCGAAACCAAGACTAATCTTAGTGTCGACAACTCTTTCTACTAGAGTTCTATGCAATGCACTCTTGAGCTTTGCATTTTCTTCTTCAAGAGACTTGATACTTGCCTTTAAGAGGTTAATATCTTGCTCAACGCCCTCTTTGTTGTCGCTGAGATTACTTTCCTCTTCAGCAGTCTCTTGATCCTCATCGTCCTTGGACAATGACTCTTCCGGCTTTTCAGCATTTTCGGAATCAGCGTCTTGCACATCCGCCTTTTCTGAATCGTCAGGTGAGTTCTTTTCTTCTTCTGAATCTGCCTCTGCATCTCCTTCGGAAACTTCTTTTTGCTCTTCTTCTACAGAAGGGCTTTCTTCAGTCTTTTCTTCTTCTGAAGTCACTTCGACTTCTTCCGAAGCTTCGCCTATGGCGGAAGCTGCTATGCTAGAAAGATCTTCGCTTAAGCCTTCAGCTACAGCTAAAATATCTTCGCTCTTATTAACATCTGTCATGTTACGAGTCTCCTCAGAATTATTGTTTTCAGAATCTTCACTAGATAGTAATGATTCTGTTTTATTTATATAACTTTCGCTTTCCTGGAAAGCTAAAGCTGTTAAAAAAGCGCCTTTTAAATGTAAATAAATTGGCTTAGATTCTTTTTTCTTCATATTTGAAAGAATAGATCTATTTTCTTCAATGGAAATGATATCCTCATTATCCATATTAAGAACAAATGCTGCGCTTCTAGCTATCCAACCCTCTGAGTCAGATAGTTCGGCTTTACCGTCAGTACTCTTAAGTGATCTAACTCCAGACTTTTGATCTGCTGGTTGATTTACGAAAGAGTATTCCTTAAAACCGATATCTTGCATGTCAACGAATGCCAGCTTGCCCTTGTAGACTTGGCCTCTTTTGTACTTTGGAGCCTTAGGCCTTCCAGATGCGTCTTCTACGGCGAGGTCATCTCCTGTGATGCTACAGATTGCTTTGCCTGCTCTGCCACCAACTGAGCCAGTTAGGTATCTCTTGTCTAATACTTTTTGTGCAGCGACTGGATCTGTTATTGCAATTTGGAGTCTAACGAACGAGGAGCCATCAGCTTCCTTGTCCATTTTAGCCGCCATGACTCTACCTATCGGTTCAGTATTTAAATCATGATTCAGAATAATGGGCTTTGGGTAAGGATCAACCCAAGACTGAAGAGCTTGTTCTAGGGCTTCTGCTGAATAATTATTGTAATTAGCTGTAAGACCTTCGTGAATAGCTGCGACCTCTATGATGAGCCCGTGCCTTGAATTAAATGATTCTGAAAAATCTAGATCTGACTTAGAAAGGTCAGGAAGTTCTAGAGTAAAATTTTCAACAAAGTCAAACGACATTTGAATCCCCTGTTAGATAGTTATTTCTGTTTTATATAGTAAGTTTATTTTTATAACATTGAACAATTTTATATAAATATATCACACTTTAGCATAGCTGGTCATTAACAGCTCTTGCCTATTGTCTCCATTAGACAAAAATGATTCATACATTACTTCGGACATTATATGCGGTGCATAAATATACGAGGCGCTGTATAGCTTGAATCCAGCTTTTTTACACTCCAAAGACCAGCCGACATCTTCGCCCTGCTCATGCAATGTATAGTTGACATTATTGTAAACATCTTTAGACATCATCTTCGCAGCCATGATTACATCTGATTGAAAGTATGTTCCTAATTGATAGCTTTCTTTTCTAAATGCCTTAGTTGGAACATCTAATCTCCAATCCATTACACTTGGATACATTGTGCCAAAAGGAGTCATAAACATTAATGGATTAACTGCGTCAGCTCCAGATTTAATGTGCGCTATTAATAGTTCTATGGTATTTGTATTCGTCAGCAAGATGTCAGAATCAAGACTAAAATAATATTCTGGCTGTATTTTTCTAACGGATTCCAACAATGAATTTCTCAGAGATACCATATTTACATACTTTGACATACTCCATTGTCTACCATTATTTTCATGCTCAAAATGCGGAATATCTTCTCTAATCTTAATCTCAAAATAAGGTATTCTTTTATCGAATTTTCTCCAAGATTCAAGTGCCTGAATGGTCGCTGTATCATCTGGAGATACTTCAAATATGAAACCTATATCATTAATCGGGACTGATTGTGATATTATGCATTTAATCCAATGATGAAGAATCCAACTTCTTTTATACATTGGGCATCCGAGAATAAGTTTCATTTAAAAATTACTTCTTCTTTTCCTCAGCGACTAAGGGAGTTGCAACCGTATCATCTTGTGCAACGGTTGCTGTTTTGCTTTTTTGAATAGAATCTTTTTGCTCTATAACAATCTCTTCCTGAGCGGGAGGAATGTCTTCTTCTGCGGAATCTTCTTCAATAAAACTTTCCAAGAAAGAAACTCTATCAACTAGTTGTTCTATAACTTCTACTAAAACCTGAAGTGCTAAACGAGTTTGTCCGTTATCTACGGCCTTAGTGAAACCTATTAAACCATCATCAGTATTTAGATAGGTAGAAATTGTATCATTCTTTATTGTTATCTTCTCTGACATCATCTATGCCTTTCTCGTCATTAGTGTAAACTATAGTATACTCTGATTCTAGAGCATTTTCAACTAATGTGAGCCATGAATTGTCAGATCTTCTAATATTTGGTGAAGTACTTCTACCCTGCTGATTTGCTGGTCGAATAGTATTGCCAGATCCTCTTTTGTTATTGGGAAGATTTCTTTGACCCTTTTGAGCTGACGCCTGCTTATCTCCATCGCGCTGAACGTCAACAGGTTTTGTATCTGCAGTAATCTCTGCTTGATTCTTTGCCATTTCCATTTGGATTTTAGCTTGAATGGCTGCATAAAGATCTTCTTCATCATACTCTGGATCAATACCAAGTTCTAATCTAGCTTCTTTCAAGCCAATTATATTATTGGCAAACTTCTGAATGACATGAGTTTCTTTTTTGACTTGAGTATCTACGTCTATTTCATTAAACTTAAAATAGCAGCGATCTGATATACCAGACTCTATAGGATTCGATATGGGATCAAATCCGCCTTCCATCAATATTTCATTAAATATATGAACTCTCACCATGTCAGAGAAAAGTTTTTGATACTGCTTTACCTTATCATATAAGGCAGTGTCTAGACGATCTGTCACTGACCTATTTCCACCATTCATCATCATTCCCAAATGGTGCGGAGCTACGCCTAGTCCAACTGCTACTCTTTCCTTAAAGTGCTGTAGGTATGCTGTTGCGTCAAGCGCTGCGTTGTTTGCTCCAATAACATCTATTGAGTGGCGATAAGGAAGTATTAAGCCACCTTCTGCTCTAAGGTTTTCAATTTCTATAGCGGCTTTATCTATTTCGTCAGGTTCTGCTGGCTGATCTGCGGTTCCTATTGTATATCTGTAGAGGGGAAATAGTTCTCTGTGAACTAGATTTTGGATATCCTCTTCCATCTGTCTAAGGGCAACTACGTCATCCAGTACAGTACCCAAGAAGGGTGTTCCAAAAGCTCTGCCTGTTTTCTTATCAATATGCATGTGGATGACACGATCAGCTGACCAAACCGGATCGCGTTCCGTTGGGGCATATGTCAGCGGGTCTGAAGCCTGCTGATATGATCTAGGTCTATTGAATTTATCTCTTAATATTCTTACTTGCTCAGTAGGAATTAGATAATACCCTACAACTGGCATTTCTGCATTTACGCCTGATATCTCTGTAGGAAAGTATTCTGAAATATCTCCTCTAGCTTTGACTATAAAGACATTTCCATATTTAAAAATATGATCAGTAACCTCTATTAGAAAGTCCAAAAATGGACGTTTCATTGCCATTTCCATGAAATCTATTCTCTGATAAAGATAAGAAACTGCTTCTGGATTTTCGCCAACAATCTTCCAGCTTTCTTTCCAGAAGAGTTCTTTATGCTTATTCAGGGCCTGCTTGACATAGGAATCAGTATCTGCTGCTTGCATGATACGATCAAAGTCATATGGAGAAGGTTCAAATGTAGCTCTATTATTATAATAAAATGTATTACCTTGAAAGCCTAGTGCCAAGGCAGCGACTTTCATAGATCTACCTACTGATTTGATCTCATCAGGCTGTAGTGCTTTAGCGATAATATTATTTTGTGACTTATCTCTTTGCCTAAAGGGCAAAAAATCAAAAGCTGCCATTTTCTTCTCCACTTTAAAAACTACTAGTAATAGTAGCTATAATGACTTTTTTATATCAGTTACTGAGATGGGGTCTGATTAACCTTATCAAAGGCGTTTTTCAAGATTAAGGTCTTGACTGATTCCATCCAGAAGATTGTTTCAGCTTCGTTAAAATCACTCTTGTACTGAAGGTTTGCGTTTGAAATCTTAATTTCAATAACAAATTCTTTAGCTTCTGCTGACTCAGTTGCTTCAATTATTTCGCTTGTTTCAATTATTTCATTTGACATTTCATTTACCTCACTCAAAGTTGTCTGTTTTTGTTTGTTTAATTAATTTTTCTGTTTTACCTGGTTGCGTCATGGCAGTTAGAGTTGCAACTTTTGCATTCAACTGTTTGATTGTTGCTTCTTTGACAACTAACTCAGTCATTAACTGACCAATTTTTTCGCTGAATGTTTGAACTAAAATATTAATATCTAGATCGTCCATATTTGCCTTTCTTTACGGTCTTAGGCAAATATTATATCACATGGGATAGCTTAAATGAGCATATGACTGGTTGATGTTTACGGGAAATCCCTTATTTCTTTCTCTATAATCATAATAAGCTTCTGAAATCCATAATTTAAATGATTCCGGCATTTCAGTATCCGTATTGTAGTCCTGTAGTGCATCTGTACTGCCTTGAATGAATTTTCCAACTTGTTGTGGTCTTATTCCCATTAATTCATTTCTGACATCTAATGGCATTTGTACTATTTGTAGTATTTCGTGACATATTTTAGCCATTGGCTCTTCATTGTTAAATTCTGTATAACTATATGCCCATTCTATAATTAATCTAAACAATTCATGAATTGATCTCGACAATGTTTGTGGATGTATTGAATACAGGGCGTTATTTGTTTCTATCGATTCTTGTGGCATTTCGCTATATGTGATTAAAGCTACTGGAGCAAGATCTATGACTACAAAATGTTTAGTGATAATAGGAAATTTAATTTCGCCATTTTCAAAAGATACAACCATATCATTTGTACTTGTTGATCCATGGGTTTCTTCTGGTAAGCTTTTTATCATATATTCAGTAGTTGAACAAGCAGCTTTATATGGTGATTGGTCATTCTTTATTTCTGCTTTCCACACTGAAAATGCTCTTAATAAACGATTTTCATTCACTTTACATTCAGATATCCATTTATTATTAACTTCATCCCATTCGGAATTAAATTTTGAAGTTGGTAGTTGAATATTTGGATATTGCCATTTATGGCGATTGGGATTCCATACCCAATCCGCAAATGGTCTTTTTGTATCTATTTCTGACATATTAACCTCACGTTACTCCGTCGTCATAATTTAAAGTAAAATATCTAAATTTTAATTTTACGTCTTGAACTTTAGCGTACCAGCCCGAACCGGTATCTACTCTTGCTACTTCTAGCTTAACATAAAATGCGGTGTCTTTAAACTCTGATGCGTAGGTTGCATACATAGTTGAAGACGGCGCAAAATTTCTTGTTTGATTTATACCAAAAGATTCATCACCTACATTTATTTGTGTGTTATTTAAGTACACTTTAATAGTTGTTGCAAGATCCCCGTTTGTCACTGATACAAAATTATCGTTGGCCTCTATTTTCGCATAAGAATAATCGCTCTTAACACTGAAGTATGCATTGAGCGTTTCAGTTCCATAACCTTTGACAACCTGTCCTGTAACTTCCATAGTCGGGGTATTTGTGCCGTCCCCTAAAACTTCAGTTAGGCTAAATTGTAAAGTTGTTCTAATAGCTGCTGTTTCAACCTTTACTGTTCCACCACCTACAAGCTGCAATTCTCCATCTTTAGGGAACACGCTATTAAGATTGTCAACGGGATTTCCTCCAGAAGTTGAGCTAGTAATTGTTCCATCATCACTCTTAAATGCACTATCAAACGCGGATACAAATGAAATATAACGCAGCTCATTATCAGCCGCTCTTTTGTCAAGATCTTTTGTACCGTTAGTGACAGAATCTGATAGACCGGCAATTACTACACTGTTATCGCTAGCATTAAACGGATAGATAGTGCTGCCTCCACCTCTTATGTTGACATAATAGGTGGAACCTCCTGCATTTTCGCGTTTTGTAGTTAAAATATTACCCCTTAGTCTACTTATGTGGGAAATGCTAATCTCTGATACATTCGCCAGACCTGTTAGAGCAGAACCTGAGTAGTACACATGTGTTCCATCTCTTTTGACACTGGTTACTGTCCTAGATAATGTCTGCACTGAGAATGGGTCAGAAAGCCATACTGTGCTACTGCTTCCATCGGAAGCCTTATCTGCGGAAGTACTGTCATCATAGTATGAGCTTGCGCTAATTTCACTCTTATCTGTACCAGTTCCTATTGCCCTAAAGTAAGTAGTGTCATTCATTGCAGCAAAAACGCCTATTACTTCTGGCTTGCTGTATAGTGGTCTGATGCTATTGGAGTAAGAACTCCATTCTCCAACTTCTGAATTACTATTTCCTAACCCAGAATATACTACTCTTGCTCTAAATTGATACTCTTTGGCATTATTTAGTCCGGTGAAATATTTTCCTTTGTTTTCACTTGATTCGTTGTCTGTCAAAAGATTTGATGAGTCATCTACTGTTCCTAAGTTGGTCCACGCACTGCCGCTTCCAGCATCTCTGCTTTGATATTGCCATCTCAACCATGCGTCCCCGTTATTGTATGCATTACCTTCGGCGTAGAGCCATAGTTGAGTACTTGTTTTTAAGGTAGTGCCAAATAACGATGCTAATGATATTGGTTTACTTGCGGCAAAATAAGGATGTGTTGTAACAGTTAATGTATTTCCAGCTACTGATTTAATGAGACCATTAGAACTATTATAGAACTGTGCTACAGATGCTATATAATATGTTGCGTATTCATCTAGTACACTGTTGTAAGTATTAGACCCAAAGGTTTCAATTTGACCAGAATAAGTTGTTGTGGTGTATCCTGTATTGGGGTGTGTTTGCGTACTTATAGGGGATAAGAAAACTGGCGGATTTACATCATCTATATATGCTAGGACTATTACATTGTCGCCACTCGTGTTAGTGTGACTTACGGTAATTCTTATTCTTCTACTACTCTTATCTGACAGGGCAATTACTGGTGCTGCGGCAGTTCCGCCATTTCCAACTGATCTAATATAGAAAACTTCCCAACCAGATCCTGTGTATATTTCTCCTCTTTGTATATTGGTAAACGTACCAGATCCTGCTGCGGACGTGCATATTTCAGGGTCATCCACATCTTGCCAACTGCTTCCATTCCATACTTCAATAGCCATAATTAATTCTCACGAGGTAAAGTGAATGTCTCCAAGAACCGGAGATGTTGGTTTTTGCGCATTTGTTCCATATGATATATTTCGCAAATATCCTCTTGTTCCGCTTGATACTGTCGTCGTAATGCTACTTGTTGCTCCGCCAGTAGTGACTGGACCGCCATAGCCACTTATTGATGTCGTTATTATTCCTGAACTAAACCAAGCCCATCCCTGAGGGGAAAGAATTGACAGACTTGCCCCAGAACCATTTGTTAGAGTATTTACACCATCGTTTGGTTTTGCAGTACCAGTTCCACTTCCAACTCCAGTAGCTGTGAAAACGGTGTTAACATTATTATTGGCTGCGCCAATTGAGGTGAAAGAAGTGTTTCCAGACGATACGATTTTATACTGTTGGCCAATAATGAAAAATCCAGCAGTAACTTCTGGAACTCCGATTGTCCAACCAGCAATAGTTCCAGATGTTGCATCAATTGCTCCACCAGCTGAAACTTTAAATTTTGCATCATCGTACAATGCTGCGCCAGACCACATTTTTCCAGTGGAATCTACATGAAATGAGGTTGTATCAGATCCACCAATATCGATAGTTCCACCCGATAATGCACCAGTGAATGTCCCACCACCATTGATACTAAGTGTGCCTCCACTCCACGTCAAATTGGTACCTAAAGAAAAACGACCTGATGCGTCCATCCAGAATCCAGTACCAGTTCCGTATCCAGTTCCACTAGAATATATTGCAGTAGTGGTTGTTGCACTTGTTCCTACTATATTAATTTTTGTGGTGGCGTGAGTGCCAACTGTAATGGTATTATTAAATGTTCCTGAGGTAGCATTTATGGTGCCCGTTACTGATAATGTTTCGGCGCTGTTGTTCCATGAAACATATTTGGTTGAATTTCCAACTCTGAATGTGCCGTCCGTATACCAGTAGTTATAGGTAGGATCACCAACTTCCATACCTGCTTTGGTGCCACTTTGTAAATCGTCGTCAATTCTTAAAAAGTTTGGATTAGATCCAACAGTAATGCTGTTTGCATTTAATTCAGCTTGAACATTTACCTGTGAACCAATGACCACAGAACTTCCATTATAGGATATGCCTTGTGGTCCACCAAAATTCAAATGCCCATCACCCCTAATATACCATCCAGACGGAGTTGCATCATTTGGATTATAGGTTGATGATTGAATTAATGAATAATTGCCTGGTCCGCTTCCTCCAGATAGTGTAATTGTATGTGCACCGATTTCTCCAGCAGTTATTTTTGCAGCGGTGAGTGAGCCAATAAACTCTTCATCTATAAGTGGAGTATCTCCAGATGCAACTATATTAGTCCAGCTGCCAACATTTGCTGAACTATCTATCGAGCGAACTCTTCCATAATATTTTACTGGACTAGTTATTGAAGAAGTACTTGTTGTCGTACTGTTGTCATCTACTGAAACTACAAAAACGTTTGTTTGCACAAAACCAGTTCTATGAGGAATTTCGCCAGAAATGATCGAATTTAGTCCGCCAACAATTTGTATTTGAGCTTGCTCATATAGTTCATATTCATACTTAGATATATCTTCGTCAGTACTATCCGTATACTTGAAAAGTACATTAAAGAATGAGGCCGCAAGTACAAGTCCTGTTGGGGCTTCCGGAATTGTTGAGTCAGTTGGAGTTCTAAATCTAACAGAATCTGTATATCCTGATAATACGTTAATATCATTGTTTTTTGCGCGAACCGTAATAATATATTCTTTATCTGGTTTTAAATTTTCTATATTTTTAGATATAATAGCCATTATCTAACTCCACCAATTATTGTAAATGTATTATTAGATTGATTAACTAGTTCATTTCCAATTTGTAAATATAGATTATAACTAAATGAGTAAGAAGTTATTTTAATATTATTTCCATTAGATAAAACATTTTTATCATATAATGTTTCTACTTCCACAAAATAATCCCTTTCTTCAAAATCTGTTTTTGCAAAAAGCTGTTGATTATCAGAATAGGTTCTGGAAAATGAGTCAATTGTTTGCCAATCTAAAGCTAAAGAATTATTCGTATTTACATTATCCGAAAGTGCCGTAAATTTAATTCTAAATTTTCCATAATTAGGACCCTTGCCTCCATATAATGTAAACTTTGGGCCAGTAAAATTCATATACAATTTAGACGCTGGCTTTGATGATAGCCCATTATTCCAATCTGTCATTGGATTAATGAAAGAAAAATTATAACTAGATTCTGAGTTTAAACTAACTGAATAGTCATATATTCCTACGCTGGCATAAGTTGCGTAGAATGGATTTGTAATAAAACTAATCTGATAATCTTCAACACCGCCGTTGTCAACTTCATTTATTTTTCTTAAATTAGGAGTATTGTAATAGACGGCGTATTGTCCAGTTATTTCTTCTGCTGCTGTATGTATCTCATGTGTCTTAAAGTAAAGATAATTACCTTCTATGACTGTCTCAACTGGATATACATTGTCACCCTTTTCATATGTTACGACATATGAAGTTTCGTCTGTTTGATTTTCTAGAGATGTATCTTTGTATGTATTAATGTTGATATCTAATATACTTGCAAAAATCCATGTATTGGCTTCTAGGGTATCTCGCGGAGTAAACCTGCCTATAAACCTTTTACAATAGGGATATGAATAATTAGAATTAGTCGTAGACGAATTTATGGATTCAGTTGATTTGAGGTATTTAAACCACGCCATATTATGTCACTTCCGTATAAATAATTTCATATTCATGATTATCTATTATATTATCATCAATCTCTATATTAACAACTGCATCGCATCTTGGCAAACCGTTAACTATATCGACACTAAAACTGGCTATAGCTACAGATAACGGTGCTGTCACAAGTTGCTGAGAGTTATTTAAATTTCGAGCTCCTTGATAATCTATATCAAGAGAAGAAATCTTAGTAGACCCATCTGTCCCCGTGTGCGCGTGAGTATTCAGGTCTACGCCATCTATAGTAATGCCTTCTGCAACAAGAATATCCCCTATTATTCTTCCTCCATCCTTAAGTAGATATTGTGGATGATGGTCTTCATCTAATCCCTGCAGTAAGCTATGACTAGACTTTAGGTCATCTTTTCTTGTGGGGCTTATGATTACCTGTCTGAACAGCGAAGAAACCCAGTCGTCAGATACTGGTAATAATAAATTTGGCTTTTGAACGCCCTTAAAAGACATCTGTGCAATAAAATTTGCATATTTTCTTTTTTCATGCACAAGTCTCAGCAGTGCATCCGTCTTTCCTATGACAGTATGATGCCTATCAATGATGTCGGCAACTACAGAAGTAAAGTTACCTTTCATTAAAACTGAAGCTATCAATAATTCTTCAGCTAGAAATGGAATACTCTTTCCTACCGACGTTGTTTGGTAATCTAATTCTAAAGGATTTGAAATGTCTGAGGAGAATTTTAAGGCTGGATTAATATATCTTGTATAAAAAATTTCAGAGTTATCATGCAAATCTCTTTTAAGCGAACTAAGTATATCTTCAATTTCAGAGTTTACAGCGTTTAATTTAATCGCAAAAAAAGCTTGAAATTTAGAGGCTTGTTCCTTTGAGATTTGATCCAATTCGGTTCCGGGAATTTCTCCCGGCTTTGATATGATCGTCTTTGCAATCCTGCTCGTATAGTGCAGGGCCGTTTTCCCCCACGAGTCATAATGGACTGCGATTTTTTGTTGTAATTCATTTTCATAATCGTCTCCAAAATCTATAGATAATGACATTTTTATTGATTTAACTTCATTTAATAAATAGTTTAAAAGTTTTCTGAATTGAAAAAAATAAGAAAAAGTTGAGTGTGCTATAGAATGTTCATATTCTTGCAAAAATTTACGAGAGATTGTTGAATTCATTCTTTCCGCAAAAGAAACCTCTTCATAAGAAATGTACGACGGGATTGGCATTTTGATATTCGAGGGTTTATTAAATTCTGGAGGGTATGGCTGGATAGTTATAAGCCCCTCGTCGGAAGATGATGGATTATCATTTATGATTTTTGGAAAATCTTCTAGATAAGGATCTTGTTCTGCAGTATTAAAACTTTCACTAACAGCGGATGTAGAAGAATATGAGCTATTATTTATTTTTTTATTAAAGAATTCAATAATTTGTGGAGATTCTACTCTTAAAGTTTTATTTAATTCATCCCATAAATTTTGGTGAGATATCAATAAATCTAAATTTAAGTTTGGATTTATAAAAACTTTTTTCATTAAATCTTCGATATCTTTAATGGTATCTAATATTACCTGCTCAGCCAAAGATATTTGTCCCCTAATGGAGTTAAGTGGTAGAGAATATGTTTCCATTACGGAACCATTAGAACTTTTTCCGACAGTTCTCAACATCTCCCTTGCATAGGCTTGATTATCCGAAGTGTTGACAAAGGATGAATCGGAGAATTTATAATCTCCATGAATTTGATTATTTACCTCTGTGTACTGATTGCTATTATTTATCGACATTTTTTCCTAAAACATTTTTCTAGTTTTTTTAGAACTAGTTGATCTCTTAAAGCTTCCAGTTGAATTCAAGGCATTCGCTCTCCCAGTGATTACAAATTTTGACTTTTCTTCTCCTGAATCTGAACTATTTTGTTTGGGCATAAAAAACTCATTGGAAAAACTTTCTGTTCTAGTAGCGTAGTTGCCTTGCGAAAATTCTCCATAGTTTTGTGTTATTGCCAGCAGTGCTAGCATCAGCGCATCATGAGCGTGATCCATTGCAGAACCAGCTGCTTCGAATACTGGCCTACCAGTTTGGGTAGTTCTAATGACAACATAAGAAATCAATTGCATATACAATTCTTCATCTGATTCAGGAACTAATATTCTTTCCTTTTCTAAGAACTGTCTGAGATTGTCAACCATAAAAGGTTTCATTTCTTTTTTAATCATTAACTTAGTATATGGATCTCTAACGTCAATGCTTTCGCCAAAGCCAATACCCTTAACCTTATCTCTAAGGCCAGAATATGGATTTTCTACTCCATACTTCTTAAGTAGCTCTACTTGGACCTCTCCATATCCTCGGTCAACATAAATATGCTTAGGATTAAATGCTCGATTTAATTCAATAATTCTATCTACAGCTTTTGTTAATGTATATTCTGATCTGGGTATTTCTTCTCTATAGCAGATTCTGCTTTTGCCTCTAAATCTATGATCTTCGTAGTTCTCTGCACATGTTTCCACTACGACTATGTTTGTTCCTGCGCCATATTTATCCCAGTCAACTCCAATTGTATGAAAAGACCTAGCTGAAGTAATCTCGGGAATATAATCCCAAGATGGTGCAACAAAAGCTCTATCGACAAACTTTCTAGGATAAACACCTTCTGAGTCTTCACCCCAGTCAGCTTCTATTTCATGACGATATCCACTTGGGGAATATTGTTCCCTGAATTCTTCTTCTTGTTCTTTTGAGAAGTAGGGGTTGCAGTAACTGGGAAACCAGAACTCTGTAAATCTAGGAGATCTGCACCATTCCCAAAAACGTTCTCTACGACCAGTTGGCGTAGAAGCACCAATCATAACTTTATCTGGTTGATCTTCTGCGGTTTTCTGAAGCATGGCGTATAGAGCGTCAAGGTCATCCGCATGCATGTAGTCCATTTCGTCAAGAACAATTAAGTGAGCTTCCTGACCACGAGCAACGTCGCTCTTTCCTCCGGACTTCATTCCTGAAGTAAAGAATCTAATTGTCGATCCATTTGAAAACTGAATCATGAACTGTGGACTCGTAACTTTTCTACTAATAGAGTTAGTTACAACTTCATTCTTAGAGGCTATTCTTAGGATCTCTTGATAGATAAGTTCAACTTGAGTTTTCATTGGCGCGATAACCAATGATCTTCCGTCTTTATGAGTATAGCTATAGTGCAGTAGCATTATTGCTAAACTAAATGTTTTACCTAAACGACGACCAGCTCTAAGAACTTTTCTTAATCCTGGATCTCTTAGAATTAATATTTGATATACTCTAAGTTCAGCTCCAAGAAATTGCTTAGCCCATACTACTGGATCTCTCGAAATATGTAACTGCCTTTGGTGCTCAGCGCTAACGCCTGCCGCTAATAAGTCAAGATCCATTTCAAATGGCTCATCGACAAGTAAAGCTAATTCCCTATTAGTTAACTTTCTTTCAATTACTGGAGTTCCGTCACTCCATGAAATATGATTTAGTTTATTTTCAAAGACCCATTCAATTCTATTTATTTGTTTTATCAGTTCAGGATCTTGATCTTTTATTATCTCAAGTAAGTCTTCTCTAGAAAGAGATTCCAGTGCTTCCCTGAATTCTTGTGTTTTACTAAAAATACCCATAATCACCCATAATGTGCTGCCATCATAGCACCCTCTGCTCCGAGAGCACTTCTTGCATTGAGTCTAGAATTTTGAATTGCCTGAACTCCTCTTGCTCTAGATGTTGCTGCTGCTTCAGTATCTTTGTATCCCATTCCAAAAGCCGGTTTAGCTATTGATCCTTGCAAAGACTTATTAGCGTCTTTTGCTAAGTTTATCCCACTTTTAATAATTTCGCCACCCATGCGACCAATATCATATATAAATGATGCTGCTGCAAGGAGTTGAACGCCTGGAATAAACATTGATGCGCCTCTTGCGGCTAACATTTTTCCAGCGCCAGAAACTGCTAATTTCTTTGTAGCACCAGTGCCGAGTTGCTTAACTAATCCTTTACCGCCAGCTCCCCTTAAGAGCTTTATGGCGCCCTCCGAACCTTGCACAAGTTTGCCTCCGACCATTAATCCATCATCACCAAATGCTTTTGCAAACGCTTTACCGAATGCATCTTCTGCCCTTGCAGCGCCCTCTAGTGCTCTTCCTGATAAACCGCTAGCGCCACCAAATCCTTGAGCGCCTCTAAAGTACCCCCCAAGGTACTGGGTACCAGCCCCAGACATGGATGACGCGTACATATTACCTCTAACCCCTTGAGCTCCCACTGCTCCAGCTTTAGTTGTTCCATAGGATGCTCCAACTATTTGATCAGTTACGGTTACAACTCCTTTTTTCATCCCTACAGTAGGTGCAACCATTTTTGACGCTAGTGCTGGGTTATTCATTCTACTTAACTTACCTATAGCGTCGTCTGCTTTAGCTAACTTTGCCGCTGCCCTTGAGTTACCTCTTAGAGCTTTCCTTTCCAATAAGTCTACTCTTCTACCTGCGCTTATTCCTGATAATAATCCTGGACCAAAAGCAGCTTCCCCCTCATTGAGAGTTATTCCCATCTTTGCTATTGCTTTTTTTCCAGTTTTAGTATTTCCTATGAAGCTACTTGCCGCGAAGGGTGTGTAGGCGTTTTGAGATGCGCCAGCAAAAATACTGAGAGAGTGATGCCTGGCAAGATTTCTAGGTCTTAAGCTAAGGTTGTTTAGTCTAGATGATCTAAGGAAAGGAGTTTTTCGTGCATCCCCGGTGAGACTTGCCATTGTCTGGTTTCTTTTTGCACCACCAAAAAATTGTTTAGTGGCAGAATCATAGCTATTCATGGTTCCAGATTGCAAAGTCCTAAATTTTGCTGCCCTTCTGGCGTCTACTCCTTTGCCCAGCCTGGATGCTTGGTCCATGTACCCGCCACGCAGTAGGGTATTAGAACCCCTCATGGAGGCGAAGCCGGCTGATGCTGCTATCCCGGGCATTACTTCCGTCATGCGAGCCCACAAGGGGGCCTCAGGCGTGTCTATGGGCATGTCTCCTTCGAGCATTGAATTAGTATCCTCTTCTTGAATTATGCATACCTAAGACGATGTCGCCAGATGCACTTAGTTGAGCTGCTGTTGACTGTGATGATGAATAGGGTGATTGTCTAAAAAACTCTTGATTCCTATTAATGTGTCCACCTACAATTGCAGCAGATGGTAATGCTCCGCCCATTGTTGCTCCAGCTAATCCGCCCATTAATCCACCGGCAATTTTGCCAGCCCTACCCATTGAAAATGCGCCGCCTATTGCTCCACCCAACATTGAGCCAGTAACTGCGCCAGCAGCTCCGCCCATAGCTCCTGTGACAGCTGAAGTAGCTAGCATTCCAGTTCCTCCACCTGGGAATCCTGCATTCGTTGCCATAAAATCACCCGGTGCAGAAGCTTGGAGCATTCCTCCTCCAACTCCACCCATCATGCTTCCAACTAAGGTCCTAGCATTCAGGTCCCTTCCAGTAAAGTACTGGTCTGCATTTTCGTCTCCAAAAGCTGCACCTAGAGCTGCGTCCTTGGTTGCTGGACCAACCCTTGAGCCAGCGCCCAGAGCTAACGCACCGACACCCACGGCTCCCATGGCAGCTCTGTTGGACATTATCGTATTTGGAGCTCTGCCCAACGCCCTTCCAGTTGCGGATCCTACTCTTTTTCCAAAGTTTAATATTCCCATTGTCACCCTCCGTAAAGGTGGTTGTATTTATTATTGCCCATTTGTGTGTGGCCTATTTTTCTATTGTCTAGATTTCCGACCACTCCAGCTGTAACTAGGGGATCTCTTCTAGCGGAATTCAGAGATGGCACCGAGGAGCCATAATTACTGGATGAGTTTTGGCGGAATGATTCAGTCGGTTGTTGTTCTAAGGTTTCGTTATATAAGTCTGTTTCTTTTTTTCTCTTACCCATATAGTAACCTCCGGCAAGCGCCGTTAAACCTAATGCTGCTATTCCTACTGGACCTTTAAACTTATGATAATTTTCCACTGCCGTTGACAGTGGCGTTTGCCTTCTGCCAGATTTTAGATTGGTTATGGCTCTATTTAGTAAGTTACTATCTTCAGACAATGCCTTTCCGACCTTAGAAGCGTCTGCCATAGCTCCCTCGTTTGCAGCCCTTAGTCTACTTCTAGCTTCGTCTCCGCCCGCATCAATTACCTTCTTATCATATACGTGCCCGAGAGCAAGAGTGTCACCTGCTTCGCCAAGAATATTAGCTTGAAGACTAGATGTATCATTGGCTATATCCATTCCATTTTTACTTATAGCTTCTGTCATGCTCTCAACGACGGCTTGTGATGCTGCTGTATTTTCTCCAAAGCTGGCAATGCCTACGCCACGTTCTTCTATAGACGTGATCATTGATTGGATTGATCTTTCTCTATTTTGTGCTACTGTTAATCCTGGTTGTTCTTTGTATGTTTCTTTAAACATTGCTGCTTGCGTATGAAGATCATCTATATCTAAAGAGTTTATTTTATTTTTATAATTATCTGTTTCAATAAAGTCTGCGTGCAGTTGCTCCGCAATGGATCTTGCTGTTAATCCAGATTCGTCCTGACCTTCTTTCCATACAAGATTTAGGGTTTTGAACATATTGCCTTGATCTTTTCTTTCTGCAACGCTGAAAGAAACGGCAAGGTTCCCTTCTGCAATCTTTTCTCCCACACTTATCGCGCTAGGTACTGCTCCTGCTGCTGCTCCCACTGCTGATGATGGTGGAGATATGCTCAAACTTTTAAAGTAATCATAATCTAAAAGAATCTTTTTAGCTTGGCCTTGTTCTCCTGCCAGCCTAAATGATGATTGCTTCTTGTAATGGCTAATTCCAAATTGAGAAGTAACATCTGCTATTTGATCATTTGCGGCGTAAGCAAACCTCTCTGTTATTTGTGCAGATAAGCCAGCCCCTAGATCTTCAAACCCTCCCAGGCTGGCCTTAGTGTGAACTTGAGTTGCTAGTGATGAAGTTCCGCTAGCCAATATATTACTTATAACAGTTTCTTTTACTCCTAAGAATCCATACTTATTTCCAGCAGCCAGGGATGCTTGTGCGTGCGTAGTAAGTCTTGCGCTAACTTCACTTGCCTCATCAAAGTTGCCAAGGTTTAGTCCAGAACTAAAATTATTTTTTGCTTCAAAAGATCCATTATTTCTCATAATATCTCTAAAATGCATTTTGCTTGGAGCGTCCGCAAAGTTCTCATAAAGATCACCGACACTATCTACATATTTTTCTGCATTGACCTCTGTAGCTTCGGTTAATCCTAAAGTTCTATTCATCATGCCCATTGCCGAGTTCTGTTCGACTGTAATACCAAGGGACATTATCCGTTTTTCTGCTGCATTATATCTGAACTTTTGACCGTAGGCATCTATCTCTTCTAGGTTTAATTCATTTCTAGCATCTGCCATCAATCCCCTCAGATGGTCCTCAGCTTTAGTTCTTTCCAGATCCATTCCCTCTTGTGCTGCTCCAGTAAATAACTTAAATTTACCTTTGTCAAATTTTATAAATCCTTGAGAAATGTTGTTATTCATTTGAGTTTGCACTAGAGATTTATTTGCGGAATCCTCAAGTAGATCTCCCGCTAAGATATCTTGAAGTGAAATAGTGGCTCTAACTCCCGATATACCTTCTCCTTGGGCATACTTCATAGCTGTATCTGTTAAGAACTGTGGATCTGCAATATTTGTTACTGCGGTTGTTGCCGCTGATTTAAAAACAGTTTTTCTTGCTACGTCTAGCAATTCAGCGGGGGCTTGAGCAGATACGTTACTTGGGTCACGGAAATCTAGCTTACCTGTATGCATGTACTTTAAAATGTAGTCTTGAAGCATGGTATCGGTTTCAGCAATGTGTGATCCTTTAAATATCTGTTCGAATATTTGGGGAGCGTGCTGTTCATCTGCCATTAAATCTAATAGATTAGTATTCATAACAAAATTTTCTACACCGACGTATGTTGCTTTGCCGCCAGTTGTTACATCTGCTAAAGACTCTGTCGAGAAGAATTTCTTAATATACTTTTCTCCACGAATAACTGAATCTGGTTCACCGGCTATTGCTTTCTGAGCCTTATCAGTTATATAGGCCCTACCCACCTCTAGCGTATCTACAACAAACGATAGATCTTCATTTTTTCTCTTAATAAAAGTGGATACCAAATCTTTTAATTCAGTACTAGATTGATAACCCTTCATTCCGCTCATAGTTCTTATAGATTGCGTTATGTCAAAGTTAACGTTGTGTCCAGTTACTTGATCGGCATCATTTAGATGTGTAAAGACTTTTTTCATATTTTCTAAAAATTCTTCTTCACTATTTACAACGGTACCCACGTCCTCTGACCTGGAAAGAAATCCACTTAATGTATCACTAAGCTGTGGACCGGCTAAGATTCCTCCCAGCCTAGGAGAGTTATATCCAAATTTTGCTACAGTCTGAGCCATATCATCTAAATTTGTTCTTTGAGCAAGTGATATTGATCTAACCTGTGAACCAGATCCAAGTCCAGTTGTTTCAACGTCAAACGTTATTATTTTTTTTGCACTTCCGTCTGCATTGGGCGTAAAATCTAATAACTTACTCATACCTTGAGCGTCTCTATCTTTCATCTTTCCTATCTGAAAAAGATTTCTTTCAAGGTCCTTCGATGACATAATATTCGTTGTACCAAATTTTATGTCTGCGATTGCATTAGAAGTTGGGTCAATGTTGAATATTGTTTTGTTTAACATGACCTGAGCGGGGTGTTCCAATCCTTGGTCAACTTCAAACATTGTAGGAGTTCTATATGGACTTGACGACGGCATATGCTTACTGGGAAGTCCCGCATTGGAAAAAAGTTCTTCTATTTTTAAAACTTTACCGGCAAAAGAATTCTCAAGCCTTTTCCTTGAGTCCAGATTAAGTATACTTAAATCTATTGATCCGACATTTCGCATCAAGTCAACATCTAATCCCTTGGCAAATGATCTTCTAACATTTTTTATATCAGAAAGCTCTTTGTAATATTGTTCTTCAAAATCTCTATACCTTGTCATGAAGAGTGAGTCTTTCCAGGTACCTTGCGCATCCTTACCACCGTACAGTTGTTCAGCCAAAGTACTATCAATTATTCTTTCGCCAATTCCGGCTTTTTCGGGCCTACCTGCGGCTATATGAGTTGATCTAAATAAACCTTTTTGTATATACTCAATTAGACCTTGAAATTTTTCGTGAATAGGGTCTGCTGCCATTATTCTTTAATTTCTGAACTCGGTATTTCTATATAGTCGTCCTTGTCATAAATTCCAAGTTTTTGCTTTAATAGCTTCTCTCTTTGATTCTCTATTGACTGAACCTTAAGTAATATGTCAGATATAGCTTGCGCGCTATCGAGTTGAGTTTGCCCAACTTTAGCTTTAGCTTCTCTTGTTGCCAATAATTGATTTCTTAAATCTTTTCTGCGTCGATGTAACCTATCTTCAAGTTCTACTGCAAGGTGAAGTTCTTTTTTCAAGATTGGCATTCCGTCATTATCCACGCCAATAATATTTTCTTGAATGAAATGCTCTTTAGCTAGAAGCTTGGTCTTGCGAATGTATTGAACTTCTTGATCCACTAGATCTCTAATCATAGAAACTTCTACAAGATTGTCTGGATGTACATCTAACTGCTCCATATATTCTGCTGTGAATTGCGAAACAATAGACATTTCTATCGGACATGGTTTTCCGCGAGGAGCTAGATTTTCTTTTAACAGCGGGCAAGTATCCGCGAATGTGCATTTAGATGCTTCACAGTTCATAGGGATTGAAGAAAACATTGATGTCCTAGTTTTCTGCGGCCGGACTAAGTCAACGGCTTTTTCCCTTTGCTCATCTGTCCATGTTTCAGGAAAAAATAAATCTGGTCTCAAGGATTCAAAATTATTTAAAAATTTACTTTTATCACTTTTTTCAATATTACCCATTTAAATCTATCCATTCAGTACTGTATGAACTATCGGAATAAAACTTTTGTATAGTTACGCTTTTACAGTAACTGCAGTAGCTGTCTCTGATGAGGCAGTCATTATTAAAGTCAAAGAGCTCGCTGACAATTTCAGTTTTTTCATTACATCTCGGACAGTTCATCTAAGGCTCTCATTAAGCTTTTCTGAAGCTTGCCTGCTAGCTCTGCGTTTTGTGCTGCGTTAAAAAATATGCCAACTTCTCTAATCTCATCAGAAGTTAAATATGAAGACAATTTATATCTAGACCCTTTGCAGACGTCACAATAGAAATCTCTTTCTTCTATGAAACAGGTGCACTTCTCAATTATGTCAAAAAACTCTAAAGAGTCTGCGAGTTCAAACCATTTATTTTTGAACAACTTCTTTATCTGCTCTTTGTATGCTCTTAGCTTTTGCTGATCATTAGATAGGAGTGTTCCCATATCTAGGGATTGCTTCATTAAGTCATTAATGCTTTTATATAGGAAATTTGCTAACTGAAAATCTCCATTAACATCTGTGAATTTTTTCCAATCGTTCATTGTTGTTAATTCTTTTTATATATCTTAATTGATTTTTTCAAATCTTTTTTTATTTTTTTAAGCTCTTTCTTTTTTTCGCTTATTGTATTTCTTAAGATTATATTTAAATCTTTTCTTGTTGGGCCATATTCAACTTCTTTATCTTTTTTCATAGTAAACATATTACATCCTTTACATATTTCATTTTATAATTACTTACAGTTCATTATACATTAATATCTAGCGTTAGACTGCCTTCCGGATGAGGCACCATCGCCTCTTTTATTGCTTGCGACACCTGCTGCAACAGCGAGCCCTAAGCCTATTCCGATCTTGGTATTGCGATGCAGTTTGCTGAACTTTTCTATCATATTTCCCCCTCTTGCTGCTCCTGAGGCAGTCGTTTCTGCAGCTGCTACTAATGGTCTTCTTGGTCTGACTGAAACTGGGGTGTGAGTTGTATTTCTCATACTATCTACAATTGATCGAGCTCCTGCACGCTGTGCTGCTACGCGTGCTCTTGAATCTCTAACTGCGGCACTTGTTGCTACATTTGCCCTGACGCGGTCTCCTACTATTTTGCCATACTCCGCTCTTCCGGGGCCGTGCATCATTCCGGTCAGGGACTCTCCTCGTCTAAAACCACCAGTTCTACCAGCTCTACTAGCTTCTATGTTTCCCATGATTCGCTGACGTCGTCCGGCTAACTGCTCTTGTCTTTTACCCGCCAAAGCGTCGGCTCTAGATGCCCCAGCGCCAGACCCTGCTCTTGCCCTGTTAGCGTCAAGATTCTCAAGAACTCTTGCTCTTTGAGCTGCTCGACCTCTATTAACTGCAGCCAGCTCTGCTCTTCCTGGACCGTGCATCGGCCCTGGTGCCATTCTGGAGCCCGGCATTGCTCTTGTACCTCTTCCTTCTAGGCCTCCACCTACGGGCCTAGCTCCTCTTCCGGGAGATCCAACTCTACCCCTAGTAGACAAACCAGGGTCTTGCGCTGCAAGTCTAGCCTGTCTCCTTGCCTCTAGGACCGGACCATAATTGGAAAAACTCGTTTGTCCTAAACGGTCGGAACTACCACCAAGTCCTTTGTATTCGGTTTTTCCAAAGGCACTGTTAAATTGACCCAACAAGGCCTGGTCGGCACCGTGAACTCCTGAACCGGTTCCTATAAATACTCTCGGACGAGAACCTACATCTTTATTTACATTACCGAGTGGAAGTCTAGCTCCAGGAATAAATCCCATTTGTTTCTCCTAAGAATATGATAATTTGAGATAACAATAAGAATTATAAAGTTAAATTAAGGTATCTACCGGCTGCTTTATTTTTCTTACTGGTTTTTGAAAATCAAAGATAAAGTTATCATTAAGATAGTCAATATAGAATATAGTACCTTTGGGAATATTGCTATTAACAATTGTTTTAGCAAGTGGTGTTTCTATGACATCTCTTCTGACTTGGGAGATTCCTCTTGCACCCTTTATGGTGTCTACACCTTTTTCTATCAGGGCATTTATGACATTATCAGTATAAGCCATCGATAATCCCTTTTTGGAAAGCTTTTCTGCTATTACTGACATTTCTATTTCTGCTATTTTTTGGCAGTCTTCTTGATTAAGGTGATTAAAAACAACTATCTTATCTAATCTGTTGACAAATTCCGGCTTAAAGTACTTATTGATGGCTTCGTGAGTATTTTTCTCAACCATAGATCTCAGTGGCGTTTCTTTTGTATCACGCTTAAAGTTAATATTTTTAGTAAAACCTGTACCGGTAGAAATCATATGATCTACAGTTTTGTCATTGCCTAAGTTGGTTGTTAAAATTATTATTGTATTTCTAAAACTAATATGGTCTCCCTTTGAATCTGTAACCATTCCGTCATCAAATATTCTTAGGAATGTATTCCAGATATCCTGATGGGCTTTTTCTACCTCATCAATCAGCACTACTGTGTAGGGATTCTTTTTTACCTGGTTAGTTAGCTGACCACCTTCGTCATGCCCAACGTAACCGGGAGGAGAACCTAGTAGTTTGGCATTCTCGTGCTTATGTTGGAATTCTCCACAGTCTATTCTTACCATCGGACTTTCATCCCCAAACAGGTAATGATGAAGAGTATTTGCTAAATGGGTTTTTCCAACTCCAGAACTCCCGGCAAAAAGGAAAACACCTAGCGGACGGTTAGGATCATTAAGATCAGCCTGTGACCTAAATAGTGCTGCATTGATTTCTTCAATTGCTTGATCCTGTCCGATAATATTATTTTTTAAATGGTTCTCTAACTCAGAAAATTTTTGTTTAGTAAGTTTTTTACTTTTTGGCAAGGCCTTTACTTGCTTCGTCTGAGCCTGCTTTAAAAATTCTTTGACTCTTTTAATATCATAATCTGCCTCAGAACTAGAATCACTCTTAGTGGGATTGGTGGAGTAGGCAATGTTTAACCAGTAATCTAAATCCAGTCCTGGGTTAAGCATAATAGATCCCGCGTATACGGCCTCTAGAGCCCGCTCAGCGCCCTCTCTCGACATAGATGAGAGTGCAGCAGCAACATCGGTATTTAGGTTGTAGACGACGTATTGGAGAATTCTTTTACGAAGGTCTTTGGCTGACTTATTTTTCTTAACAAATTCCTCTATGTCGGAAACCGCAAGAACTTTGAATTTTACACTAGTGCCGAGTTCAGGTATAAAGATTTGATAAATATTCATAAAATGCCTTTCTGACGACACGTTCCCTTATATAGAATATTATAAGTATACGTTGCTATATAAGTATACAGGATATAGTTGCTATATAAGTATATAGTAAAGGGGGGAAGGGGGGAAGGGGGGATCATGGCTAGCTTATCACAGCGTGTCAACTTTTGTCAACGTGACTTTGGATTATAATCTTCAATACTCGGATGCTCTTCTATGCACGGACCAGAAAACGCCCAATACTTAATTAAATCCATGGGTGTTTGAAATCTATTACTTAATAGGTATAATGCTAAATGAAGTTCTTCATTTTTAGTTACTCGCTTGCTCATTAATACTCCTAGGTGTTATAATACTGGTATAATATATAAACAATATTATATCACCCCAGGAAGAGCTACGTAATGCTGCAGAAGTCAGACCTTATTGGTATTGTTGATCAGAACTTGCAATTGCAACATCAAAAAATCTTAACTCACTTAAATCAAGCAAGATACTCTTCATCTCAGTGCGAAATCTTGAAAAAGAATCTCTTACTGGAAATGCGCCGTTTTGAAGCGGAAGCTGATATAATGATATCTGACGCTGAGTACAGAAGTACAGATGAACACACACAAGGAAAGCTTTTTGATGACTGAGGATTTAGAGCCCGCTGTAAAAAATGTTGAATTCGATAAAGCAACTGGAGAAATACTTCCTTCCGCAAAGAAAATCTTAAAAGAAGAATCTAAGACACTTGAGCTAGCAATAGCTCAACTGCAGAAGCAGTATGGTGCTGGCTCAGTAGTACGACTTGGGTCAACTAATATTAAGCCATGGGATTCAATCTCTACTGGCGCATTGACATTGGATAATGCTCTTGGGATTGGCGGTTTTCCGCGCGGGCGCGTAGTCGAGATCTACGGTCCAGAATCATCGGGTAAATCTACGATTGCTTTAGCTACAGTAGCCAAGGCTCAGCAAATGGGCATCACGTGCGCTTACATCGACGCAGAGCACGCACTTGACCCAGTATACATGCAGGCCGTAGGGATTGACCTAGACAATCTCTTGTTGGCTCAGCCGGATTATGGCGAGCAAGGTTTTGATATTGCGGATAGACTTTTGCGCACTGGAGAAGTCGGATTGATTGTTATCGACTCAGTTGCAGCACTTGTTCCTAAGGCAGAGCTTGATGGCGAAATGGAACAGGCTCACATGGGCCTGCAGGCACGCATGATGGCAAAGGCTATGCGTAAGATTACTGGACTCGCCGCTCAGCACAACACTCTTATTATATTCATTAACCAATTACGAAATAAAATTGGAATTATGTTTGGCAATCCCGAAACCACTCCTGGTGGATTCGCTCTCAAGTTTGCAGCGTCTGTTCGTATTGACGTCCGCAAGAAAGAAGACTTGAAGGATAAGTCAGGCAATCCAATTGGAGTAAAGATCAAAGCTAAGGTTATTAAGAATAAGATGGCACCCCCAATGAAGATTGTAGAGTTTGATATTATTTATGCTCAGGGCATTGATGAGTATGGTTGTATCTTTGACCTAGGAATAGATAAGGGTGTTCTTGCACAAAAGGGCGCATGGGTTTATTATAACAATGAAAACTTTGCGCAGGGTAGAGACAACGCTATTGAGAAGCTAAAGTCAAATCCCGAGATCGTTGCCGCAATCAAGAAGTAGATATGGACTTCAATCCAACTACATGTGAAGATTGTCGCTATCCGGCAAACTTTATTATCACACCTTTGTCCCGAAAAACTAACCGACAATTTTTTTCTGTGAAGTGCAGAGATTGCGGTGACTCTTGGAATGAATCCCCTGATGAGGATGACAGTAACCCTGTTTAAGAAATATAACTTATATCTTAACTAATAGGTACTATATTCATAAGCGCTACTTAAGGTGGATTTATGGATTTCGTCCGACGGATATTGGATCTTTTTAAAAAAGAACAGATAGCTGGAACTAGTCAATTTACTTCCTTCATCCACGTTTCTGATAGTACTAGTTCTGAGTTTGTTGTGACGGTTCACACAGATGACACAGGGTATTTGATATTCTCTATCTTTAGTCCTGAAGAATGGGCCATGATTGTAGACATCTGCGAACTGACTTCCCGTGATATTGAAGATGTTGTTCGTGAGATCTCAGACGATGAAAATATTACGAATATTGCCATTGATCCTAGGGATATAGATTAATGGCTGATGACTATATATATAAATTAAATCCTGGAAAAGGGTGGATGTTTAAAGGTGGTCCTAGATCCTCACCAGTAGCTCCTTTTACTGGAGCCTATAAGGGGGATACATCCCTGAATATGGGTTGGAAAATACACTTTGACTTAAAGAGTACTTTATCGCTGCAGGATTCCTTAAAAGAAGCTGGAATGGACGCTTCACAAAACATTATTGATTCATCTAAATTTAAATCTGTTGCGCAAAGATATTTAAGTTATTCAGGCGGTAGTTTATCAGATGAGAAAGTTGCCCAAGGTATTTATAACACTATAAACTTTGGAAGAAGGCAACTCCCAGGCGGCGTGGAGTATGAGCAGTTATTTCCAAGAATTACTGATATTTTTGATACGGCTGATGTACTCAAGTCTCAGGGGATGGATTTTAAATTTGGCGCTAATACTTATGGAAACTGGACGGCTTATCCATCTTCGCTAGAAAGAAGAGATAAACTAATCGCTTCTCTGGAATCTTCCATAGGTTCTAGGCTAGAGGAAGCTAAAAACATAGAATCTTCTGGATCTGACTTATTGAGCCGATACACTAAAGGTAGATTTAGCAGTCAATACATGAAACAGATTCCAGAATTTATGAAACATTCTTGGAGCGCTGTTCTTCCAGATGATGAATTCCAAAAGTTGCCACCTCTCCAGAGGATTAAAGAACGAGTCGTTAGTAGTGCAAAAAATTTTCCTGACACATTAAAAAAATTCTTAGCTAGCGAACCTATTTTAGAAGAATTGATGTTTGGCCCAAAGGGGTATGTTAGCCCTTATGAAGATATTCCGTCACTATTAAAAGCACGTGGCATTTCAATTGATATTCCGGGAAGAACTGCAATAACCCCCATAACGCCACATGCAACAACTGTCACGCCAAGTAATATACCAAATACCCCTCAACTAAAACAGTCTCCTGAACCAATTATCAAAATAACACCACATGCTAAACCGGTAATGAACATACCTGGCCATGGCCAAGTTATTGATCCGATTGAGATAGCTACAAGACGCGCCCAAAGGCAAGCAGACCTAGACGAAGCTTTTAATCCAATTCAGATTAATCAGAGAGTAAATGCTCAACGCAAAGCAGCTTTGCCACTAAAGAAGGCCAACAAAGCTCAACGACGTGCCGCAAAGAATGCAAGAGCTCTAGAGGTACAGAAGCAGAGAGAAGAGGGTTCTAAAGTCGCACGCGCAGAAGCCGAGAGAATAAAGGCTGAAAGAGCTGCACTACAAGTATTTGAACCAACAACCGTTTCTTTGTCAGGTGGTGCAAAGGATGGCAGTACTTTAGGTGTCCGTAAGGTTAGAACAAAACCTATCTATGTTAATCCAGTCACAAGGCAAAGAGAGGGAAGACCTGAGTTTGTTGGCAACCGCAAGGGTAGATTAAAGGTCGGACAAACCAGGGAAGGATCTATCGACACGCGTAGAATAGCTGGATTTGAAGAAAGTATTGACGGAGTTCCATTTCGTTCTATCCTATATGACCCAACTATAGATGCGCCTACATATGAAGCGTATGGTTCGATTAATGATGGATCTATGAAGAAAACTGGAATGTCTCATGGAGAAGCTGTTGACTATATCAGCAAGAGAGTTCGATTAGATGGTGGAACAGTTGCAAGCAATAAGTCTCTTCCTGGTTTTGGCCAAGGAGTTAAGGACATGGTTGATCAAGGTGTTGTTTCTCGTGGGGAAGTTATTGACATTCTTAAAGGAAAAAATCAAGCTAATGAATTTGGTAGAATCTTACCAAGAAGTTCAGGCGCTGGAACAGTATCTCCCCCCGGTCAACTGACAGGAATGGGTAACATTGTCGATCTTACTAAAAATGCTGAACAAGTAGTATTAAATTTAGACCTTGAGGATGATATGAGGCTCTCCTACGGTGAATCTTTATTGCAATTTTCACGAATGCATCAGCAAGGTGGCAATCTTAGTACGGGTAGGCAAAAACAACTGGGAAGAACAGCTGGACTTGCAGATAAACAAGCAATGATGGTCGACGATGAAAAAATACAAACAGCTGCTCGTTTAGCTAGAGAAGAAGAAAGATTGGCTCCGATAAGGGCTGAAAGGGTTCAAGCAGTTATTAATCGGGGTAGATCTGAAGTAGGCGAAACAATTCTTCAGTCACCATTTGTGCCAGCTGCGGAGCAAGCCGAGGAAGTTGTTCGTAAGGCTCCTATTTCAAGGAGAACAATGGAGAAGATGATGTCTTCTAACATGCTTGCCGCGGGAGTTGCTGCGGGTGGTTTGGGGCTTCTTTATGCTTCAAACAAGATAAGAGGCGAAAGAGAAGTTGGGCGTTAATACTTAACGGCATTTTTTTTTCAAACTCGCCGGTATAAAAACAAAAGAGACGCTTCCTGCCTGATGAGCAGAGAGCGTCTCTTTTGTCGTTTGGTTAACGATCAGTAGTCGTAACCCGATTCCCAACCTATTTCATCATAGGATTCATTTGAAGATGAAAAGGCCATTTCGAAGTCGGTTCCTTCGAGGCTCGTATGAGCCATGCCACCGAAGGGGTTGACCCACTGGAAGCAGTCTGGACATCTCATGTTGGAACCAAGGAGTTCCTCAGCAACGATAAACTCTGATGCACAGTGTGGACACTCTATAAATGAATTCATTTTTTATCCTTTGATGTGTTAAGCATTAGCTGGTATGGGTTGATGTGACCCTTGGGGATCACGTCATTGACTATATCCATTCCAGGCGGATCGATGCAACTCGTAGATAGGTATTTTAGAAAAAAAATTTCTTATGGGCGATTCTGTATAGGAAAAAAATTTTGGACTGAAATGGATGAAAGGTGTTGCGGGCTTTTCTAAATTCGAGGGTGTTTTGTTTCTAAACACGAGGATATATAAACGTATATAAAGTCTTATTAAGGTAAAAATCAGGGAAAATTTATAAGTGTGTTTATAGATCTTTATATAGGTTTATTAAAGGATGTAAACCAGGAAAAATTTATGAGGGGGTAATAGTGAGTATATATGTATACTTAAGACTTTTAACATGCCCACCCGGGTATGGGGTCTATTCTCTTGAAAGGGGATTATTATGTCAGTAGGAAAAGAAGCAGAAGGTGTAATGAATGCGTTTGGTAACGCGTTCGCAGGGTTGGATAAAATCTTCGAGAGGAAGGACAAGCAGTGGGTAGCACTGTACGCCCATCTTGCAAGTCGTGGAATGACTGGAGTAGTTAAGCAACGTCGTCAAGGCGAAGATGCACTAGAATTCAATCATGACGGCGTCGAGTACAGGATGTCCATTGTCAAGCTAGAGGAGTGGGTACGTACTACTCGTCCAGACCTAATGTGGTGGACACCACTGGGTACTGCTATGGGTACACGTCCAGTTATCAGTAACGGACGTCCAGTTATTAAGTTGGACTGATAAAAGTTTGGTTTCCCCTGGGGTCTTCGGATCCTGGGGGAAACACCTTTTTTGAGTATAGGCCAAAGGGTCTATCTATATCTCTTGGAAGGGGATTCTCATGTTTAAGAAAGTGTTGCGTTGGACTCCTGTTGTTAGTATTCTATTGTTCATTCTCATGTTTGTGGGAATGACACAGGCACAGTGTGTCAAGGAAGGTACCTACAGTTACTGTGACAGTACCTTATGGGTAGCCAATAGTAGTAGCTTCGGCATTGCTGACATTATGGCCTTGTTTGGTCATGCCAGTATTATGCACTTGCTATGCAATGGAGCTGCTTTATTGTTATTTGCAGTACCAGCAGAACTAATCTTAGGGAGAAAGAAGTTCATTGCTAGTCTTGTTCTAGTAATGATGGCCCAGATCATCATTGGTGAGTTAACTCGTACCAACGGATTGGGTGCCAGCGGATGGCTTTTTGCTATGCCGGGGCTCATGTTTGGGGCTTCCATGTGGAAGATCTGGGAAGAGGGTGAAGAAGTATGCTTTATGTCGTGGCCTACACTCTTATTTGGTGCATCCGTGGGTATGGTTGCTATGGATGTAGCAGCTTTTGGTGATGCCGATGGCGTTGGCCACCTGGCCCATATCTCTGGGTTTCTTAGTGGTCTCATCTTTGTTATTGCGGGACTTCCGTTCCTTGTAATGACAATTCGTGATACATTCCGTACATGGAAGAGAGAGCGTGCATGGCGTAAGAAGCGTTCACTTATGGCAGTATAGTACAGGTTGTTTCCCCTGGGGTCTTCGGACTCTGGGGGAAACTTCTTTTTTGAGGATAGGCCGCCGGTCTAACTCATTCCTTTGAAAGGGGATTGTAATGAGTGATAACATGTTCTTTTTGATTGGTAATGCTTTCTTCATTACTTGTTGTACATTGGCAATCTTGCCATTGTTCTTCTACAACAAGAAGTGATTTAGAAGAAGGGTAGTGTCCTACCTTGCGCACTAGCAAAGACACACTATAGAAGAAGTTGTTTCCCCTGGGGCATTTGCCTTGGGGGAAACTTCTTTTTTGAGTATAGACTATTATACTCCGTCAGCGGTATGACGTTAAATACAACGGGGAGACTACGCGTGCCTTAAACTGCGTATAACGGTTCCTAGGAGGGATCATGAATGTAATTGAATTTATCAAACAGTATAAGTATGCAGTCCTAGTGGGCTTGTTGGTGTTCGCACCCACAAGTGCAATTGTATTTGGATTGTTTGGATTCATTTCCGGGCTTCTTAACTGGGGCATTCTTATCCTTATTGGTCTTGTTTTTGCAGGGTTACAAGGATACGACTCATTCAGGAATTGGATGAGTAGCAATAATGATGATGAAGTGGAATACGACCCCTTCAACTAATTGTAAGTAAGTTTCAATGGGGTGATAGTCCACCTCTTTAATAAGAAGAAGGTTGTTTCCTCTGGGGCTTTTGCCTCGGGGGAAACACCTTTTTTGAGTATAGGAGAAAGGCTCCTAACTTATTCTCTTGAAAGGGGAATGAAATGGAAAGAGGTACATATAAGTACCGGACACTAAGGGGTAACGACCTAGTGTTCCAAGTTGGTGGAAGCATGACATATTGTCGTGTTTTCAACCAACAAGGTGAGTTGGTCCACTACTATGGATCAGTCACCCCTCCAGAAGTCAGCAAACAGGATGGTCAAACCATCGTCCTGTTTGAGGACTTCGAAGAAGGATCGCGACGCCTTCATGGTGTTGCAATCCGTCCAGTCATTACCTTAGGGTAGTGGCTGGACAAAGGGTAGCGTCTTACCTTGCATACTAGCAAAGACGCATTATAGAAGAAGTTGTTTCCCCTGGGGCATTTGCCTTGGGGGAAACTTCTTTTTTGAGGATAGGCCAATGGTCTTTCCCTAGGCTTAAGCCACAGCCTAGCCATCCCGGCGAAGTGGCAAAGGGGGTCGAGATGAAGCTCGACATCCAATGGTGGGCAACCACTAACAACGCCATCGTGGGGTTAATTCCCCTAGATGGCAAAACCGCTGTGATCCGTGAGGGTCATGACGGTAACTTCGTCGGCTATAAGGCTGACGAGGTAACCCTTCAGCACATAGCTTGTGCAGGCGATATATTCGCTTTGTACGCTGTGTGCAGGAAGGGTAACAGGGTTGAGGAGATTCGTCTCCTTAACCCCGTCCTTATGGATCTCTTGGGAATTGACCCCAACGAGATCGTAAGGGCCACTACCCCTTATCTGGGATAGTGAAAGAAGAAGGTTGTTTCCTCTGGGGCTTTTGCCTTGGAGGAAACACCTTTTTTGAGTATAGGCCAATGGTCTATGCCTGGGTGTGTGTTGTAGCCCTGTCAATCCTGACTAAAGTAACAAAGGAGGCCATCGTGCCTAATTACCAGAGAAGAAGGCGTACTCTTGGTGCGCTTATTATCTTTACTTTCATGCTAACAGTACTGCGTTGGCAAGGGTATTACGGGCTAATGCCTGTGTCCCCTTGGGCATGGTCAGTTGGTATTGCAGCTTTTAGTACTGCATTCGTACTCCGTATGTGGGTTTTAATTAACCGTTACATGTGGTAATAAATAAATAATTGAGTTGTTCCCCGGGGATTGGCAGAAATGCTGGTCCTCGGGGAAACACCTTTTTTGAGTATAGACCAAAGGGTTTATCCACGATACCTCGGAAAGGAGGTGAAAACATGGAACTTCAAGACCGTGAAGTACGTTGTTTTGTCTGCGGACGAACAACAGACCACTCGGGCGAGCACGACGATTTGGTCGGGCTTGACCTGGTCAAGTATACAGATGCTGGTGTCGAATGGACCGATTTTGGTCGATTCGTCAAAAGCCAGCATAAAGATCTAGTAGGCAGGGTTGATACCTTGCTTGCTGATCTTTGTAATGTCCGCATTAGCTTCGACAGGAGCTGATACGGACAACACTGTTTCCCCTGGGGTCTTCGGGCCCTGGGGGAAACTTCTTTTTTGAGTATAGACCAACGAGGTCTACTCTAATCCTGAAAGGGGATTGTAATGAAGAAAGTTGAATGGTGTGGATGCATGCAGGTGCGTTCACCTAAGGAGGGCTTTGCTGATATTTTCAGCAGGGAGCTCGTTGGAGGAAAGCCGGTTGGAGAGCTTTATGAGCTTTTCGATGTGAAGAGCTGGGAAGAATTTAAAGATGAACTAAGCGATGTTGCTTGGGGATTCGGAAGAATTCTTGGCGGTTTGATGAACAAGGCATACGTGCGTGTGCCTGGGGACCAGATTCACTACCGTAAGGTTGTGGATCGTGTTGAGGAATACGGTTGCATGCGCAGCCGACGCTTCTTGATTGACGGGGAGTGCCCCAACAAGAAGTAAGCAGTAATAAGGATGTGGCCTCGGGGAACTTGCCCCGGGGCCTTGTGCTTAAAGCTTTATTTTTTGACAATAGGCCTCCGAACGGAGTAAGAGGCCGGAAAGGTTGTCATGAAGAAGGCTGTTATTGTTGACGTAGACCTCACCTTGGTGGGGGACACTCCATTTGATATGGATCGTTGTCACTCGTTTAGCTACTTGAAAGAGTGGCACATTAACACACTTCAGGCAGAAAAGCTTGAGGTTGGTGTTGAATTGGCGAAGTTCTTTTATGCGGGAGGATTTGATTTGGTGATCATGACCGCTCGTGATGTGACGGGCCGGGAAGAACTGATGATGAAGCTCAAGGAATTGGGTATTCATCGATTATTCACTGAGATTCTCATGCGAGAGTCAGTGGATAACGGAAAGCCCTCAGACTTCGTCAAGGGCAAGATGATCGATGCTGTTGAGCACAAATACAAGTTTGTGTTCGCGATGGACGATGCAAATCACAATTTGTATCGAAGTCGGGGCATCAAGATCTTTGACGCAAACAATTGGAATGGAAAGGAGGTGAACTCATGAGTATGTTCGCCAAGTACTGCACCCTTTGTGTCAAAAGGGGACGCAAGAATCCACCTGCTCCAGTACATCGGAGTAAGGTGTGGGCATATTGCCATGACTGCTATGTAGAGCAGTTTCCGGCAATGTCGATTAAGCGGGGCTATATCGAAGCTCCGCCTAAGACACCGAAACAGCCCAAGGAAAGGGTTGTGGAAATATTTGTTCAGACTTCTCTCTTCGAGAAGGAGGACAAGTTTAATATCCGCAAATTCGGTTGTGGATGCCAAGGGCTTCTGCCATAACGGTGGGAGCTACAAAGAGGCCTCAGGTCTGGTGCTCGAAAGAGTGCTGGGCCTGGGGCTTTTCTTATTATCAAAGTTTATTTTTTGAGGATAGACCGCCGGTCTGACTCATTCTCTTGAAAGGGGAATTAACATGAAGAAAGTAATTGAAATTAGTGAAGGGGTTACAGCTACCCTGGAAGACCAAGGTAACCTGTTCGGCAACGTGCTGAAGGCTCTCACTTATTCAGGTGAGTTCTCTTCCGAAGCAGCACAGGCAATGCTGCTAGGAGAAGAGAATGTCAAACTGAACATCAAGATTGATCATGAGCCAGTCCGTATGGTAGGTAAGGGCGTCGTTAGCTTCCATCCAGCGGAAAGTATTGCGGACGTCTGGATGATCAGCATTAAGAAATTTGAGAAGCTCAATGGTAAGGGAGATGTTATCTCTTGTCTGTTGCAGCGCGCAAAGGTTACTCTGCGTGCTCAAGAAGTAATTACAAACAGGTGGAGCCATAAGGTTAATCTCGTAATCAATGAAACCCCAGAAGGATTGCGTTATTTCATTAGCGCAAATAATAAGATCTTCTGGGGAGGATGGCACGTGTCAGCAGCACTCGTGTCGACTGGTTTAAGGAACCGAGATCTAGAAAGCTACACTTCCTGGATGCTCCAACAATACTTCATTAATAATTATGGAGTGGAACAGTTCTATCCAGAATTGAAGTATTACTCAATTGGGGAAGGAACAGGGATATCCCTAACGGAGACATCCAATCCATTCATAGTTAAGTCTTTCCATAATAAGAGGGGTGCCAAGGACATTCTCAATGGAGTTTATTCTCCGAAAGGTGAGAAATTCCTCGTCAAATCTACCTTTGGTGGACTAGGCGAAATTCGGTCTATGAACCGGCTAATTGCAGCCATGTTCACTGTAAGGGCGTTGCGTCATTTTGATCCCAACTTTCTGGCAAAGTTAGATGATCCAATTGATCTGTGGTGTGGAGACATCTCAGGGAAAATGAGAGAAGCTGATATGGTTAGTGAGTTTTTCAGGATCTTTGGAGCGACTTCAAAGAATTATGAGATGGTCTTCAAGAAGAAAGTGCTAACAGAAGACCTAATAGATGTTGCCAACTTTGGACCTGAAGATAATTATCCAGTAATTGAAGATAATGTAAGGCTTCTTTCGGATATTCTCAGGACGTTTAAGGACATCAAGTCTAGGCGTTTGCAGGCGGCCATCAAAGAGCACCTCAAAGGTCATGACATGAATATCATGGAATTCCATGATTATGTGGACGTTGAATATGCCAAAATTCGGCAGGAGAACGTTCAAATAAAGGTACCGCAGCTCGCACAATTTGAAGGAGTTGTTTCTCCGGAAATGACATGTGTTGCGCCAACCTGGACACATGACTTGGTTCGGTGGGGTGCAGAGTACAACATCTGTATTGGCTCCTATTCAAGAAGGGTATTATCCGGAGATACATACTGTGTAGGTTTTAGGAAGCCAGATGGTACGTTCTGGGGATTTGCCGAGATAAATAAGTCGATGGTTCTCAATCAACTATTGGGCAAACACAATCATCATTTAGACGATGAGCCAAGAAAGGCTATTGAGTCCTACTTAAAGGATAAGGGAGTGAATGTTTCCATAAATTATTGGGGCGCACCTCGTGGCCTTTACGATGGCCAAGGTAATTTATAGTTATAACGCTAGAAGTTGTAAGTAGACCTCAGATCCAGGGTAACACCTGGGTCTGGGGTCTTTTTTATTATCAAAGTTTCTTTTTTCCCAATAGACCTTAATGAAAGGGAGTTTGAGGGAAATCTTCTTTTTTTGACAATAGACCCCCGAACAACCGAAGGGGTCGGAAAGTAGTCATGGAATCTTCAATCAACAACAATGCTAACAGCAACAGTCCAAAGGAGGACATCATGCTCAACTTCGAGCAAAAGATGGCTTTTGACGCCATTGTCAAGGGCACGGGCAACGTATTGCTCACAGGAAATGCAGGAACGGGCAAGTCATTCGTTCTTAAGCAGGCAATCCAGGCTTTGGAGGCTGAGGATCAAAATGTAATGGTTTGCGCCACAACGGGCGTTGCCAGCACCTTGATCAATGGCAAGACCGTGCATTCGGCACTTGGCATTAACCCGTTCGGGAATGTCAAGTCAAACTTCTCGTCAATGATGAAGAAGTTTGAAGACATTAGCCAGGCTGACCTCATTGTCATTGATGAAGTGTCAATGATGTCACCGGATCTGTTGGATCAGATCGATGAAATATTCCGCAAGATGTTTCGCTCTAACAAGCCGTTTGGAGGCATGAGATTTGTCTTTGTGGGAGACTTTCTGCAACTCCCGCCGGTGGAAAAGAATGGTCCACCGAAGTTTGTATTTGAATCTAAGGCTTGGGCCAGTGCTCAGGTCCAGGTCATGCAACTGGTAACAGTTGTACGACAACAGGATAAGACCTTTGCCAATTTCCTGGCCAATATTCGCCAGGCGATCTCGACTCCAAGCACATTGGAAGTCATCAAGTCCCGCATGGGCCTTACTCCGGATAAGCCTGTTACCAGGTTTGTCCCGACCAATGCTGAGGCTGATGAGATCAACATCAGTAGCTTGGCTGCACTGGAGGGGGAGAGCAAGGTCTTTGTCGCAAATGACAAGAACCCGAATAAGTACAACCCTAGCTCTAGTTCCTGGGTGGAAGACACCGAGTACTGGGACAAGAACTGCCTTGCCCCAAAGAACTTGGAACTAAAGGTGGGGGCACGTGTTATCTGCCTCAAGAACAGTTCCAATCCTTTGTCACTAGGATTGGTCAACGGTGACACTGGAACGGTCACACGTCTTGGTGATGCACAGATAGTGGTCTCTTGGGACCGATTTTACGGTGAGGAAGAAGCCGTCGCGGTCACTAAGTTTGCCCAGGACGATGGGTCCAACTGGAAGACTACCAAAGGCTGTCGGGAACAGTTTCCGCTGAAGCTGGCTTACGCCATCACGATTCATAAGAGCCAGGGAATGACAATTCCTTCAGCTCGAATCGCTTTGGGCAAGGCCTTTGCCGAAGGTCAGATCTACGTGGCACTGTCACGAGTTCAGACCTTAGAAGGATTGTACATCGATTCATACAGCCCTCAAGCGCTTAAGGCTTCTGTCAAGGCGCTGAAGTTTTATAACTTGCCGGGAAATGTAACCGGGCAAGAAGCAATTGCGATCTCGCACATGGACGAGGTTGCTCAACAGCCTGAGGAGGCAACCATGAAGGAAGTAACAAATAATACCGGTAAGGTTTACGCCGGTTCGGGTTCACGCAGCCTGAAGGAAGATCCAACGATGTTCGATAAGGTGGTTATGCGCCTAATCGAGATCATCGAGATGAGCAAGCCCACAATGCTCATTACCGGCATGGCCGAGGGCTTTGATGAAGCTTTGGCTATTGCAGCCATGGCTACAAACACCCCATTGAAGGCAATGGTCCCATTCAAGGGATATTGCAATCATTACTGGGGAGTGAAGTCTGTTACAGGACGAAATCGCCTTGCTGAATGCAAAGAGATTCTGGCCTATGCCCAGTCTACAGGAGGGGTGGAATACATTTGCTCCGACTGGAATGGTCCAGATGGCCGTTCTGCAATGATCCACCGCAATGAGGCGATGGCGAATGCCTGTGACAAGGCGTGGATCTATAACCCAGTTACTCCTGGGACCAAGAAGTTCAAGGAATACTGCGACGCCAACAAGGTGTGGTATTACATCATCAAAATCGACGAGGAAGGCCCTGGGGATACGCCTCAGACGCCAAGCCCAGAAGGTCCAAAGGAGGACAATATGAGGGAATATGTCATTACCTTCGCAGATGGCACTGAAGAGGTCATCGTCACTGACAAGGGTTTTCTTGCAGTAAAAGAAGATTTGAAGGGCAGGGGAGACTGCTCTATCAAAAGCTCCAAGAAGGAGCAGACCGTGAATACACCTCAGATCGAGGAAATCCAGGCTTCCATTCAAGAGGCCATTGAACCGAAAGAGGAAGAGCCTATGAAGCAAGTCGCACCAGAAGCAGCTCTCATTAAGCGCGAACTGCTTACCCCTGAGACTCAGGACTGGTTGGTCTCTATCTTGGAGAATGAAATTGCTCCAATGCTCGTAAAGGATGTCAGTTCGTATGCCCCTGGTCGCATGCGCACATGGATGCCATATGAGGCTCCATTGGATACCGCTGCCAACATGAGCAAGCCATTTGTGCCGGGAGTCCTGCATGATGAGCTTTGGCAGTTCATTGTTGATTTGTGCCACAAGCATGGGATGAAGGCTCAGACGTGCCTGATTTCCAAGGGTGGGAACATTAAACCTCACCGTGACACCACATACGCCGATGCCTGGGCCATGGGCATTAACTTGGGTGCTTGTAACTGGCACATCAGCTCTACTCGCGAGGGAGCTAAGCCAGATTTCACTATGGATCTGACAGGAGGTGAAGTGTTTTCGTTCAACAGTAAGCACGTGCATGCTGTGACGGATGCTGCACTAGATCGTTGGGCTATCAATGTGTGGGCAATTGCCAACACAAAGGCAGCTAGGGAAGCCCAGATCCATGAGCGAATCAGGCAGATGCTTGAGGACAATGCTCAGGTAGCTGAATTCATTGACCACCACCAACCCGGTGCTGGCAAAACAATTAAGGAGGAGGAAGTCGTGGAGACACCTCAGATTGAAACCACACAGGCATCCATTCAGGATGTCATTGAACCAAAGAACGAGGAAATTATGAAGATCTATCACTGGCTGGAGCAGTCAGACATCGTCGACAAGTTGGGTCGGCACATCGTCAGCGGTCAGAAAGACGCCGAAATGGTGATGGTGATTACCAACAACCCAACTCCGGATCGCAAGCAAGCCTTCCAGAGTGCTTTGATGGGAGCGGGTAGTGCTACCTATACCCAAGTTGCAGGTAATGACTTGTGGCTTGCTCCTATTAACTCCGGTACATGGGGCTTCCATTACCTGGAGCGTCTCAACGAGAAGGGAATCAAGTTCACGATTGCGATTCGTCGTATGGACTTGATGAAAGAGTTCTGGGACGAGAATCCCAAGACTGTCACACAGGTTGGCGAGCACTTAGTCAACTTGGCCAATCTCTCCTGGGCGGACCAGAAGAATCTCTACCTCTTGGACATCGATGGTGTCCCAGCTGGTGGTCAGTTCAATTGGGACCTTATTGGCATTGAAGCAAACGATGCCAAGAAGTTCACCAAGCGGATGGCGGAAATTGTTCGTCTGTCCAAGTCAGCATCCTCGGATAATCTCCGGGTCCTTGCTCTCAGTCCTGAGAACAATACCAGTGATCCGGGATTCTGGGTCAAGGCGTATGATGGTAAGAATGCCATTAGGTTCTCCGCTCTGCCCAAGGACATGCGTGAGTCCATGAAGAAGAAGGGTCACTTGCACCTCATGGGTCGTGGTCTGACTAAAGTTGACATTAACGGTGTCATCACCAAAGTGCTGGTCAAGGGTGACTTTGTTGTCGTGCCGGACTACATGTGGACTTGGAAGGATGTTGACGTGGTTGCTCACGTTGAGAATCTCAAGACCGAGGTCACACTCAAGGATCCGGCGGAAGATGATCTCTGGACCTTCTGGGAACATGCTCCACTACATGTCACTACATGGGATCAACAGACAATGTTGAACTACCCGCAAGTTTTGACAGTTGATCGGATGCGCGAGGATTACCTTGCAGAAATGAATGGCATCGATGCCCAGTTGGCCAAGGGTCTTCTGCCTGGTCAAGTAGAAGATGATCATCAGATTCAAGGTGAAGAGGAAGCTCATGATGAGTTCAAGAAGCTTCTTCCCAAGGCAGAGGAGATTCGTAAGAACCGTGATCTCGCAACCAAAATCAGAGATGCTGGGTTTGACATCCGGATGTTCGAGAACCTGATTGGCTTTGCCGTCAGAGGTTATGCCGAAAGCAAGGCACGGTTCAAGCATATTCCGGAGTTCGACCATAATGGTAATGCTGGTCCGCTCAATGACAAGCATGACAAGCACGTTGTTGTTATGCGGAATTCGTTCCGTGCAACGTGTGTTACTGACGCGTTCTTGAACGAGTTTGTCGGTATTCCATATACTGCAAGCCGTATTGCGTTCTTCGACAGTACGGTTGGTATGGTCTGGAATGCAGAGCACTTTGCCCGGACCTTCGAGCTCCACGGCACTCATGACAATGACGACACACACTACTTTGTGCCGATCAAGGTCTGGTCTTCCGACAAGCAAACGGTCCCGACACTGAAGAGGCACGGTGTTATGTTGCCGAACATGCAAGTCCCAAGCAGTGCAAAGAGTGCAAAGATGGTGCTGTTGGTACTCCGTCTGCCGAACGGTGCCGGTGAATACTCTATTATGGAGTTTGACTTTGCCACATGGCCCAAGGAGATTCCGTTCGATGAGTCCATCGTTGAGACTTATGACCTGTGCTTCAACAGTGGTTGGGTCAATCCTCAGCCAATGGTGATGCCCGGGAACATGCCTGGTCTACCCACCAGCCGTGTCTACAGCAAGACCAGCTACACCAAGGCTGACTTGATGACGGACATGGATGCCCAGTTCTCTAATCCTGGATTTGGCACTATGTGTAATGCACTAGTGTCCTACTCCAGTATTACTGGTGGTGGCATTCCGGCATGTATGACCGATAGCCTCGGCAACATTGTTGATGCGACTCAGCAGGGTGCTGACATTGCCTCATTCCAGGCGATTGAGCTTCTGTTGGCTGATATCAAGAGTGAATTGGTTACCCTCGGGCGCGCTAGTCATCTACAGATGAACGAATACTTCTACCTCCGTCGTGGTGCAGTAGCCAAGAAAGCCACTAAAGCTGGAGTTATGTCTCTGCGTAAGGGTGAGATTGAGCAATTCGACACTGAATATGCCAAGGTGTATAACAATCTCAAGAACAACGTCAAGTACAAGTACTCCTTCCAGATGCGTTCGCAGGTTTCCATTAACCAGCGAGTCTTGAACATGCAGTTCGGCCAGTCAGGACTCGACTGGTGCAAAAAGTTTGTCTTAGAAATGGAGAAGAACATTACTGAGGCTGACAAGGCACCCACTGGGGTTGTAGTGACTAAGTTTACAAAGCCATTACACCAGGCAATCCTTCGTGAGCGTCGTCAAGCCATCGTCGATGCAGCTATTGCTGAAATGGAGTCGATGAAGGATGTCAACAGGGCAATGTTGTGCTTGTGGCACACAATCCTCAAGCCAGGTTTCATTAGCAAAGAAGCCAAGTACGGCTACATGGATCGTGTCATTTGCCAGATGGGTTCTGAGCGAGCTCTTGCTCATCTCCTTATCGATGCAATCATTGACATGGAGGATCGACGCAAGGCTAACGTTGGTGCCACTAAGGTAGTCTTCACGAGTGACAAGCCGGTCAATGGAGCGTTTGTCAATCACGTTGTCAAGCCTCTCCAAGCAGATCGTGCTACTCAGATGCCCGTGGACATCATCTCGGATATCATCGGCAAGATTCCCCAGAACTTCAAGTTTGTCTGGGTTATGGCTGATAACAAGCCGTTGGCCGTCTTCAAGCGTCAGAACTCTACGTTTGTGGAGGTCATTGCGGACTTGCCTCAGACTATTGGGATGTAATTATTATTATATTCTAAACCAGAAAGTGGGTTTGGGTCTCGTCCTAGACCTTGTGCGTATTCTAAACCCCGTGTTTGGAATGCGCATACAAAACAGAACTGACTCGTTTCAAGTGTTTGATGCGAGTTGGTGGTAAGAAACAAAGTGGGGGTGCTTCCTCCTAGGTCACGTTTGTGGCCTGAAACAAAGTGGGGTTCGTTGCTGACCGCCCCGCACTCGCAAAGTGTCAGCCTGAGGAACTGGAGGTTCCCAGAATGTCCCTATCCATCAACTACGTTTCGTCTTTGGGTCACCGTGGCCCGAAGTCAACGCGGGTCAACTTTGGCCCAAAGAATGAAGGAGTCCGCCTTTGGGCTTGGATTCCGAATACCATCGCAGACAGTATTTGCGAAGGTATGGCCGTGACAGGCGAATTCACCGTTCGTCCAAATGGTGAAGTAGAAACGTCCTTCACTCGTGACAACGTCGTCACGTTTAAGAACGTCCCGACCCAGCAAGTTTGGGTCAACGGCAAGCCCGTCTTCGATGCTCCCTCTGAGGACATTGGTGAGGCACCCGAGTTCAGCGTCTCGGAGCAGGCAGAGGCTTACCGTCAGCGTGTTCTCGCCAAGCGCGCACAGCAGGCTCAGGCAGGGGATGACACCCCTCTCTGAGTCCACAAGTCTGGTGTGAATATCACCGATCCTGAGCATGATGTTAAACTGCTCTATTGTTTCCCCCTTCAGCACAACCAACTCTTTGGATGTGTTGTTTGGGGGATTCAATATTTTTTATTAATAGAACTTTCTTTGGTCACATTTGTGGCCAGAAACAAAGTGGGGGTTGTTCCCCTTGTCCAACCGTAGGAGGTAACTATGGACACTATCCAAGACCATCTCGAATTGCGCATCATTGCTTTGCGCGATTCCCTCAAGAATGCCAAGGACAAACTTGAATCCCTCAAGATTCAGGCTGAAATCCTCAATCTAGATGAGCAACTCGCTCGTTTAGACTGACAGTCCTACCCCCTTGAGTGTCTTCGGGCACTCTTGGGGGTTTCCCCTTTTTTAGCAATTCGTCAGCGACCACTCGCTTCGCTCGGGTCACCTCCTCATTGCTGGCTTCGCCCCACGGCTAAAGTCAGCGGTGACTCACGTTCAAAAAATGATAGAACATAGACCTCTAGTTCTAAATATTATTTTTTGCTAATAGTACATTCAACAAAGTGGGGTTTAGTCCCGCAAAGTTCTCACAAAAACAAACGCCTTAAGGAGGCACATAATGAATACAGCAGGAATAATCATGATTGGCATGGCACTGGGTATTTCCTCAGTCTTTGCTTATGCATATGCCAAACAAGCAATCAGTGAACGTCTTAACAATGGACAAAAAGTCCGTTTTGAAGGCGAAGTCATTGGACACGTTGTAGTTTGTCGATACAACGGAGTCAAAAAGTATTTCTTCACGACAAAAAGCTACGGACCGTTGAATCCTACGTCATTCTTTGAACGCGAGGATGCAATCTCTGCATGTCGTAAAGCTCATCTTGACGAGATGCTTAAACAACAAGCTGAACGTCCAGCAACACCTAAGCAAACATCAATTCCACGAGTAGCATAACATGCTATTCATTATTGGTGCAATCGTATCAGGCATCATCGGTGCTGCAGTATACGGTTACATTAAGTCATCGTTTCCAAGAGCGTAAATTCTTGGTTAGCCTTCTTGC